TCTTAGATAGTTCTAATGCTTTAATTGCAGACCCATTTTTATTATATCAAGGAACAATAGATACTTTTGAAATATCAGAAAGAGGTAGCGATAGTAATATTGTATTTAAGATTGTATCTCATTGGGCAGACTTTGATAAAACAAATGGACGTAAAACAAATAATACATCTCAGCAAAGATTCTTTAGTTCAGATGTAGGTATGGATTTTTCATCAGAGACAGTACAAGATATTAAATGGGGAAGACCATAATGGATAATATAATTAAGCTATATCAAAGATTCGATAAATACAAAGATAATACATACCAAGAATTATATTATCATATTTACCCATCTATCATTAATAAACAGAATAAAATCTTTGAAGATGAACAAGGAACTTATGGTTTTGTTAATTGGGCATTATTAAATAATGCAGTAGAAGATCATTATAAAAAAACAGGTAAATTATATAAGCATCAATGGAAGTCGGGTAAAAATGTATGGTTGTATGACATTGTTATTTTAAGAAAAGCTAAAGAAGTTATGAGTTGGGTGTATAGTTATTTCAAAGGTTATTTAGAAGTTAATCAACCTATTAATTGGTTAAGATTAGATAAGCAAAATAATATATACAGAGTTTCATCAAAGTATAAAAGGGAGTTTCATATCTAATGGGTGGCGTAGTAAAAAAGATAGTAGAGTTTCCAATTAAAGTTGTAAGTAAAGCTTTATCTTGGTTAGCACCTACACCTGAAATACCTGAGTTCGCAGAAACAGATTTTGATTCTTTTGAAAAAGGTATTTTATTAAATAAGCAATCTAATGACTCTGCAATTCCTGTTGTTTATGGAACAAGAATGTTAGGCGGAACTAGAGTCTTTGTAGAAACATCAGGAACCGACAACCAATATCTATACGTTGCTCTAGTTCTTTGTGAGGGTGAAATAAACGATATAACAGAGATTAGAATAGATGATAAAGTTGTTACTTTTGCAAGTGATATAGCTGACAATACAGCAGTTGAAGTAGATAGTTCAGATAGTAACTTTTATAAAAACTCAGAAAGCTTAATTAGATTAGAATCTCATTATGGAACAGACGATCAAACAGCATCAACATTATTATCTACATTATCATCTTGGGGAACAAATCATAGACTTAGAGGTTTAGCTTATCTTGCTTTACGTTTTAAATGGAATCAAGACGCATTTACATCAATACCTAAAATTCAAGCAGTAGTTCAAGGTAAGAAAGTAGTAGCTTATAATTCTAGTCTAGTTGCACAGACAGCTTCTTTCTCTAGCAATCCAGCTTGGTGCTTATTAGATTATTTAACAAACGCAAGATATGGAAAAGGTTTATCTACATCAGATATAGATTTACAAAGTTTTTATGATGCTTCAGTTGTAGCTACAACACAAGTAACACCTTATTCAAGTGGTTCAAATATTAATATATTTGATTGTAACGCTGTATTAGATACGACTAAAAAACTTATAGAAAACACAAGAATATTATTAAGAGGTTGTCGAGGTTTCTTACCTTATACATCAGGAAAATATAAATTAGTTTTAGAAACAACAGGAACAGCGTCAATCACATTAACAGAAGACGATATATTTGGTGGTTACAGTTTAGCAAGTGAAGATAAAAATAATAAATACAATAGAGTTATAGTTTCTTTTGTTAATCCTGATAGAAATTACCAAGTAGATGAAGTTCAGTTTCCACCTGTAGATGACTCAGGTTTAGCTAGTGCAGATCAACACGCAACTATGAAAACTGCTGATGGTGGTTTTTTATTAGAGGGTAGATTTGATTTTCAAACATTAACATCACCTTATCAAGCAGAGGAAATGGCAGAAGTAATATTAAGAAGATCAAGAGAAGCTTTAAAATTAAATATCAATGCTGGTGGTAATGCTTATGATTTAGCAATAGGAGATATTGTAAATATAACTCATAGTTCAATAGGTTTTACAGCTAAACCTTTTAGAGTTAATTCAATATCTTTTAATGAAGATTTTACAGTAGGTTTAAATTTAATAGAACACCAAGACGCACATTATACTTGGGCTACTAAAACACAAGCTAGTACAGTTCCTAGCACTACATTACCGAATCCTTTTGTTGTTCAACCCCCAGCGAGTGTAACATTATCTGACCAATTAATATCTTACAATGACGGAACTGTAATTGTAGCTTTAGATGTAACTATTGGTGCTTCTCCTGATAGTTTTGTGTCATACTATCAAGTTGAATATAAATTAAATAGTGAATCAGATTTTAAAATACACTCGCAAGGGTCAGGATTATTTCAAAGGGTTTTAAACGTAATTGACCAACAAGTTTATGATGTAAGAGTAAAAGCAGTATCAGCTTTAGGTTCTAGTTCAACTTATGTAACAGCACAAAGAACTATTGTAGGTGCAACAGACCCTATTTCAAACGTAACAGATTTCTCTTGTAATATATTAGGAAACGAAGCCCATCTATCTTGGGAAGCTGTAACTGATTTAGATTTAGCTTATTATCAAGTTAGATATTCAACTTTAACATCAGGTGCAGAATGGCAAAACTCAGTATCATTAATTGAAAAGGTATCTCGTCCAGCAACATCAGTAACAGTTCCAGCTAGAGTAGGTTCTTATTTAATTAAGGCTGTAGATAAATTAGGAAACTTTAGTCTACAAGCAACTGTAATAGCAACTAATGTTACATCAATAGGAAACTTTAATAATATTACAACACAAACAGAGTCTCCTAATTTTACAGGAACTAAAACAAATTTAACATTATCTAGTAATCTTTTAAGATTAACAGATTTATCTCAAACAGGAACTTATGATTTTGCTAGTGTTATTGATATAGGTGCAGTTCATACAGCTAGAGTAACAGCTTCATTAACTCAGTTTTCAGAAGACCCTACTGATTTATTTGATTCTAAAAGTGGTTTATTTGATAGTGCTACAGGTTCGTTTGACGGAGATGCACCAGCTAATGAAAATGCACATTTAGAAATAGCTTTATCTGACGACAATGTATCATTTACAGCATTTAGAAATTTTGTAATTGGTGATTATACAGCAAGATATTATAAATTTAGATTAGTATTATTATCAAGAGATGGTGCTACAACACCTGTAGTTTCTGCATTATCTGTAACTATTGATATGGAAGATAGAATACAATCAGCTAATGATGTAGTAAGTGGTGTGGGAACTAAAACTGTTGCATTTACAAACGCATTTAAAACTGTTAATTATGCCGTAGGTGTTACAGGACAAGGAATGGCAACAGGAGATTACTTCTTAGTTGAAAATAAAACAATAAATGGCTTTGATGTTACTTTCAAAAACTCCTCTGATACTGTAATATCAAGAACCTTTGATTATATAGCAAAAGGATTTTAAAATATGGCAAATCACGATTATGTAATAGATAACCAAACTTTCCCAGCTACTAGAACGGACTTAAATAATGCGTTATCTGCTATTGTATCAAATAACTCATCATCATCAGAACCTAGTACAACTTATGCTTATCAATGGTGGTATGACACATCTTCAAATACTCTAAAATTTAGAAACGCTGATAATGACGCTTGGGTGTCTTTTGCTATATTTGATATGGCTAACGATACTGTTAATCTAGTAGATAGCACAGTTACATTATCTAGCTTATCATCTTTATTTCACGATAGAGGTGCTTATGGTTCTTCTTCTTCACCTATAACTTACACAGTTACAGTTGGAACAAAAACAACAGCACACCCTTATAGTGCAGTAGGAAGTTCATCAGCTTATTTCTTAGAGTCTTTAGAATCACCAGCTTTTACATTAGGCGGTGCTGACACTTCAAAACCTTATTATTATAGATTCGATCAATCAGATGCATCAAACTCAGGACAC